TAGTTGTAAAAGGATTTTCTGGTAAAATATCTTGTACTGCAAATTCTGTTCTTGCAGGTCTTGCGTGTAATAAAGCTTGTGGATCTGCGCCTACTGGATGTGGTTCTAATTGGGGTTGTTTAGCTTCAAATTCAGATGTGTGAACCCAGGCTCCTGTCCATTCTTTAACCATTTCTTTATAAGGAAACGCGGCCCCTGATCTATCTGAGATAGAGAGTGCTCTACTTCCTTTTGCAAATCTAGCCATAATTAAACTCCAGGGTAATATGCTTTAGGAGTAATGTAAGTACTAGCTGGAGAGCCATCTTCGGCTAACGCTCTAGCAAATTCATCCTCATATAATAATTTCATTTCTTGTGTTCTTTGGGGTGCAAATTTCATAGATAAATAATAAGTTAATCCTGCAACCATTGCCGGAACAAATCTATAAGGGGTATCAGTTGCATTAGTGTAAGCTCCAACATCTTGAATTCTTTTTACATAATGAATATTTAAATAATTACTTGCAGCAGTTGAGTTAGGTAAAGGGTAAAGTGTTATCGTAACTTTATCAATAAATCTTTGTATCCAAAATTGTGATGGTGTTCCATTAGCTGCTTTATTTGCTGTTGCAGCATAAGCGTCTCTTGCAACTTTAGTTAAACCTGTATCTGATTGAGAAGTTGTATTATAATTTTGTCTATAGTTAACATTTAAAATATCTGTAATACCGTAAACATTTGTTGTTGGTACTGTGGTTGCTTGAGGTGAAGCGGCTGCGGCTGCGGCACTATCAACTGAGTTTCTATAAAAAGTATAAGTACCTGCACCTTCGTCAGTTGCATTTACATCAGTAGTTGAACCTACTATTAAATTAATATTAGTGTTTCCAATTTCCCAAAAGTGTGCACCTCTGTTTCCCCATTCTTGAAATAAAATATTTAAAGATCTCTTGGCTGTTTTTAATTGATGTCCAGCAGTTCCTACTAAACCAATACGCTCATAAGCGTCTTGTATAATTTCATCAATAGAAAAGTTCTGATCAAATGCATAAGCTCCTGAAGTTGTATTAGACATTTAATACTCCTTTAAAATGTTCCTACTATATAAAAGAAATCACAGTTAGTTACATCTGCATATATTCCAGTGTTAGCATAAATACCTGCTCCTGGTAAATTAAATTCCATAATTTCATTAGCTGCTGTTCCAAACTTACCATGAAAAATTAATGCAGAAGCTGTTTTAGCAGTCCCTATTTCATTATAAAGTTTAATTTCAGCATCTGCTGCAGAAGCTTGAGCATATATAGTCATAATATTTGCTTTAGTAATGTTGGCTGCTGAACCGGCTACGAGTGCTTGCACTTGTCCGTCTGCTGCTAACACAACTGATTGTCTTACTTTTGATGTTATTGACATAATTTTATTCTCCTTAAAATTTTGTAGAGGCCCCGAAGGGCCTCTTAATTATTTATTATGCTTCTTTTGCCCAAACACCTTGAACGTCTACAACTGTCCAAAAAACAGTTGAGTTCAAAGATGCAAGAGTAACAAAGTCACCTACTTTAGATGTAGATTGTGTATTAATAAGATCTTTATCGTCTGTTAAAGATCCAGCATACAAAATACCATCCGCAGCATTAGGACTAATTGTAAAAGTGTTAACGCCATCTTGTGCAGTATTTACAAATGTAATTACTCTTCCGATTGAGATTGCAGGTAAAGTAAAAACAACACCATCAGTTTTTGATGTAAGTGTTTTTCCTGAATCACCGTTTGCTACAGTATAGCTAGATTCTTTTTTTTCAATATTAAATCCAGTTAAACCTGCTTCATTGATTTTCCCTTGAAGTACGGGTCCTCTAAATAGAGTTGTTGCCATGATATATTCTCCTAGTTATTATGAATACTGTCTCTAGGCCGTCCACTATATTAGGTCAGCATTCAATTAATTTATTATATAGTAAGTAAGTAGTACACTAGATTTGAATAGAGTGCAAGAGATCCTACGGTAAAAATGCGATTTACGCGATGTAGCTTTGGTGACTTAAGTAGCTACAGAAACTTGTGGAGCAGAGTTTTCAACTCTATTTTGAACGTCAGCAATTCTAGCTTCTTCAAGCTTTATGTCAGTAATGACCTTTTTAATCGTGTCATCAATCCTAACCATTTCAAGAGTATATCTGTTATTATCCAGATGCTCCTGTTGCCACTTCAACTCCAAGTACCTTTTTTGTTTGTATAGGTCTCGTATCATTAATAACCTCTTCATAAGTTATTCTATTTAATCCCGGATGATAACTATCTCCGAGATGTTCCCAAACTATACTCTTTTCTCCTAGTTTGTCAAGTATAACTTTTTCAATATTTTCAACTGTATCATCAACATGTTCAATACTAAATTTAGCATGGTAGTTGTAGGCCCAGATATTGATTAGAGTTTTTTTCATAATTTTTCTTTCTACTATTAAAATGTGGCCGAAACATGTCCGGCCACAAAATGATTATTGCTTACGCACCTTCACAACCGTAGATACCTCTAAAGTCAGAAACGCCGAAAGCGTATCTTTCTCTAGCTTTGTATCTAACATTGCCTGTATCGAAGTCTCCTTCCATTGAAGTAGTCAATGGAGTTCTTGAGAACATCTTCATACCATTAGGACAATCTGTAATGATGTACCAAGAATCAGAATCAGTTAGGAAGTTGTTCACTCTGTAACCTTGAGGAATCATACCCATTGAGTTGATTGCATTGATGTCATTATCAGCTGTTTGAGTTCTGCCTTGAGACTTCATAAGTCTTTCAGCATTGAACTGATTTGCAGAAGGAATTATCATTTTAACTCCTTTTGCAGCTATTCTCAAACCTCTTTCATCAGTTAGAGCAGCGATATCAATCAATGCTTGTTCTAATGAAGTTTCGTTTAAGTCCGCTTGAGTTGCTAAAGTGTTTGATACTGTACCCGCGATAGTTGGGTGAGAAGTACTAAACAAGTTTACAGCATCACCTGATTTAAATGTTGATGTACCAGTTATTGATGGTAGACCATTATTTAAAGGGTTAGCGCCTTTAACTTCTTTTGCGTTAGACATAGATCTTGCTAGTGCTTTTGTGTATCTAGAAGAAAGTCTGTCATAAAGGTTGTCCTCTATTGCTTCTTCTGTGATAGCGAAAGCTAGCGCGATCGTTTCCATAGTGTATCTTGCAGTGTAAGTCTCTTGTGCATCATCGTATGATACGCCTTGACCTTCTGCTTTTACATCTGCGTTAGCGAAACCAGATAACATTACTTCCTCTTCGAAAGCTCTGTCTGATGATTCCGTCGTATAAATCTCAGCGTGCTGATTTTCATACTTTTTGTATTCCAGACCGAATAGTGCATTCAAACCTGGTTCTAGTTCTTTAACTAGCTGTGCTCGTGATATTGCCATGTTATTATGCTCCTATTATTGCCATGTTAGCGAGTTAGTTAAGTACTGGTTAAGATTCTGACAAACAACTACTGTTGCGTTAGCAGCAGCTATGTCATTATTTTCAGGATCTTCAGCCGTTCTTAAGACTCTCCATTGATTTGCCGTTACGTGTATCGTTCCAACTGTTAACTCTGAACTTGACTGACCAGAAATTTCTGATCCTGCCGCAGTTACAGTAACTCCACATGTTTTACCAAAGTTTGCTTGAGTTATTGCTGCGTCTGCACTAACTGTAAACAGTTGTAGAGGGTTGTCGATTACGAAAGCCGTAACGTCTTCACTATTAGCCGGTGTAATCGGTTGATTATACCAGTTCGCCCATGTAGGTTTTTGAGTCGTTGATGCATTATAAAAAATGCCGTTCAAAATTCCTATAGACTTGTCTGTGATAGCCGCTTGTGCAGTTTTAATATATCCAACTTTGCTCTGTACTACAGAACCTTGGAATAAATCAACTCCATACGCAGCATCTATGTAGTATTTGCCTTGACCGCCAGCAGCGTCAGTTGAACCAACAGTGCCTTGAGCTATAAGACCAAATCCTACGGTGTTTCTATTTGCCATAGTTATTTTCTCCTTATGTGACCTGT